GTGGTTTTAAAAAATGCAGAAAATTTCTTAGCAGCAAATCCAAGCAAATCAGTTCAAGAATTAAAAACGGAATTGGCTCAATTAATAAAAGAATTACAAAATAATCCAGACCCAGCAGTTGTTTCTAAATTAGAACACGAATTACGCCGTATACAACGGTTAGGAGGATTCGACGCAATTATTCCTTCTGAAGGAATAGTATTCGTATATGGCGGCCATACCTATAAATTAACAGGTGCATTTGCGCCAGTAAACCAACTACTAGGAGTGCTGAAATACGCACGATGATATATTTATATAAAATGGATGAAAATCATGGCTGAAAAACACAAAAGCAAATACAAAAAACCAGAAAATAAAAAACCTACTTATCGCAAAGATCTTAAAGATTATACATTGGATGATAAAGAAGGAAATTTGAATCCTAAATCTGCGGGCGAAAAGATTCCTAATCTTTTACGTAAAACAGATAAAGAAATGCAAGATGACGGAAAAATGTATCCAACATATAAAGATGATGATCGTTTATATAAAGATCTAGAAGATGGTGACTATGATCCTAAAACTGCTTTAAAACGTCTTAAGAAACGTCAAGATAAAGAAGAAAAAGATGTTGCAGATGTTTTAAAAGATAAAATTGAAAATTTAACTAGAGAACAAAAAGAACGTTTAGTTCGAGAATATGTACGTCGAAAATTAATTAATCGATTAACTGAAGCAGCACCGGGAGAAGAACCAGCAATTGAAGAATTGCCAATGGATGCCCCGGAAGCAGAAGCACCTGCAACTGAGCCAGCTGCTGAAGTACCTGCAGAAACACCAGCTCCAGAAGCGCCAGCCACTCCTGCTGCACCAGCACCAGAAGAAGCACCTGCTGAAACACCTGCACCTGATGCTAGTGCAGAAATGGATGCTCCTGCAAAAGAAGCTTTAGCAATCGAAAGATTTTCAAATCATTTGAAAGAAGAAGGCGGAAACATTTCTAGATTGAAATCCATTGCAAAAGTTTTAAATGCAACATTTAAAGAAGCAGAACCAGAAGATGTTCAAAATTTTTACAGAATGTTGAAAACATTTACAATAAAAAAACTAGCAAATAAATAAAAAGTTATATGTCTAAAAAGTTACAAAATGTCAAAGCCATCTCGCAAATGTTAGATGGTACCCACAAGTTTCAAACTAAAAAAACTGTAGGTTTTAGCGATGTTGAAAAAACAGCTAAAGAAAATGAACGTCATTTAGTAGGCGATGTATGGGAAGAAGTTGATGCAACTGGTATTACATACATCGTCGAACAACGTGACGGATTCCGAGTTCGTAAACCAAAAAATTCAGAAATTTTTCAGGAAATTAGACAAGAGCTTAGAGCTTTTCCTAATTGTAGAAAAGATGTATGTACATGCCCTGGTTCGCATCTATTAGATCAAAAGATGCGTAAAATTCACGGAATGTGTTTTGATTGTACAATTGAAATGGAACATGAAATGAAAATTGCAGGTACGTATGAAGAATATGAACAACAAAAAATTCGAGAAAATGCATTAGCTTGGTTAGCTTCTGCAGAACGAGATGTTGCAATGTTAAAACAAGCATATACGCAAGCATCGCAATTTGTTAGTAGCGGAAATGGAGATGTTGAAACGTGGACACAAAAAATGACTCCAGAAGAATTTGAAGAAACGATACAAAAACAATTTGATAAATTCAAAGAAAACTTTCTAAACAATTTAAATAATAAAAACAAGGAAATAACAAATGAAAATGATTAAAAAATATTGGGTAGCTATTGTTGCTGGTATTGGTGCAATTATTGCATTTTTTCTATTTAGTTCAAAAACAAAATCAAAAAAAATAGAAAAGATTGATGAAAAGATTGAAGATAATACAGAAAAGATTATCGAAACAGAAAAAAAGATTGAAGTAATCAAAGAAAAAACAAAAGCTGCTAAAAAAGAAGCTATTAAAATTAAAAATGAAATTTCTAAAATTGAAGAAGCTAAAGAAACAATTGAAGTTGTAGAAGTAGCCATCGAAGATGCAAAAGAAAACATTTTGAAAAAAACACGTAGAAAAAAATGAAAAAATTAATCATCAGTTTAATGTTCCCGGTAATTGTATTTTCACAAAAAGGAAAAACAAAACCAGATACATGTTTTACTCAATCTGAGTTAGCAGATATTTCATTCGTACTAGATTCACTTTGGACAGCAGACGATATTAATAATCAATTAATTGTTAAGTATCGAGGATTAGTAAAACAACAAGATTCGATTGCAACGTTAGATTCAATACATATTGTAGAACAAGACACTGAAATCAAATTATTGAAATCTAATATTGATTTGTATAAACAACAAATTGATTTATTGCAACCGAAATGGTCTGATAAAAAAGGATTATGGTTTGGATTTGGATTTTTATCAGCATTAGGCACCGGTATTTTAGTCAATCAACTAATAAAATAATATGACGCAAACAAATATAAAACAGATCATTCAACAACAGTACACAATGTGTGCGAAAGATCCTGTTTTCTTTATGCGTCAATATTGTTATATACAACATCCAAAAAAAGGAAAGATTAAATTTAATCTATTCCCATTTCAGGAAGATTCATTAACTGAATTACGAGATAATAGATACAGTGTTATTTTAAAGTCTCGTCAGTTAGGCATATCAACATTGTCAGCCGGCTTCGCATTATGGAGCATGTTATTCAAAGAAGATTTTAACGTACTGGTTATTGCAACAACTCAAGAAGTAGCAAAAAACCTTGTAACAAAAGTACGTGTCATGCATGATAATTTACCTAGTTGGTTAAAAGGTAATATTGAAGCAGACAATAAACTTTCATTGAAATTTAAAAACGGTTCACAAATCAAAGCAGTATCATCTGCAACCACCGGTGCACGTTCTGAAGCGTTATCATTGCTTATTATTGATGAGGCAGCGTTCATCCGCAACATCGAAGAAATATGGATTGCATCTCAAGCAACACTATCAACAGGTGGTGGTGCAATTGTATTATCTACTCCAAATGGTGTTGGTAACTGGTTTCATCAAACATGGGCAGATGCTGAATCAAACATTAATGGCTTCCATACAATTAAATTGCATTGGACAGTACACCCTGAACGAGATCAAGAATGGCGTGACCAACAAACTCAGTTATTGGGTGAACGTGGTGCTGCTCAAGAATGTGATTGCGACTTTGTATCATCAGGACATACCGTAATTGATGGTTCTATATTATTAGAATATGAAACACTTTGTCAAGAACCAATTGAAAAGCGCGGATTTGATAACGGTTATTGGGTTTGGGAATATCCAAACTATGATCGAGATTACATAGTAGTAGCTGACGTTGCCCGCGGAGACAGTGCTGACTGGTCTGCATTTCATGTAATTGATGTACAAGATGTACGACAAGTTGCAGAATATAAAGGCAAAATACCGCCTAAAGATTTCGGTAATATGCTCGTAACAGTTGCAACAGAATGGAATAATGCACTGCTAGCAATTGAAAATGCAAATATTGGATGGGCTGCAATTCAACCAGCTTTAGACCGCGGCTATGAAAATTTATTTTATACATATAAAGATGATGGTTATGTTGATGCAGATGTACAATTGAAAAAAGGATATGATATGAAAGATAAGAGCCAAATGGTTCCTGGAGTATCAACTACAACTCGTACACGTCCATTAATGATATCAGCATTAGAAATGTATATGCGAGAACGAACACCAATTATTCGAAGCAAACGATTAATACAAGAATTGTTTGTATTTATTTGGTTAAATGGTAAAGCACAATCTCAACAAGGATATAATGATGACTTAGTAATGTCATTTTGTATCGGGTTATGGTTAAGAGACACCTCTTTAAAATTAAGACAACAAGGAATTGAATTAAATAAAAGAACATTGTCTCAATTTCAAAAAACTACAGAACCTGTTATTTATACAGGAAAACCAAGCAATGGCGCAGACGGTTGGAATTGGAATAATGGCCATTACAACGAAAATTTAACCTGGCTTCTGTAACTAGTTATATTTATAATAAAATTAATATATTATGGCGTCTTTAAGAAAACGTTTACAAAACCTATTTAATACTAACGTTGTTGTTCGTGCCTATGGCAAAGATAAACTTCGTGTAGTAGATACTAACCGTTTGCAAGGGGTTGGTAATTTAAATCAAACTAAAGTAGCAGACCGTTATACTAGAATGCATGGCTCGAACAAGCATATGGTAGGTGGTATGGGAGGATATGATTCTAACTACTACATGCATCAGAATCGTATGCAACTTTATGCTGATTATGAAATGATGGATCGTGATCCTATTATTAGTTCAGCATTAGACATATATTCAGATGAATCTACATTAGCGGATCAATTTGGAGATATACTAACAATCAAATGTGATAATACGCAAATTCAAAAAATACTTTATAATTTATTTTATGATATTTTAAATATTGAATTTAATTTATGGACTTGGATTCGCAATATGGCAAAATATGGCGATTTCTTTTTGAAATTAGATATTGCGGAAGAAATTGGCGTAATGAACGCACGACCGATGTCAAGTTATGAAGTAGAACGATTTGAAGAATATGATGAAGCAACTGGAGAATATAAAATTACATTTAAACATGTAGGATCTCCAAATGTACATTTTGATGTGTTTGAAATGGCACATTTCCGAATGTTATCAGATTCTAACTTTTTACCGTATGGTAGATCAATGTTAGAAGGAGCTCGTAAAGAATTCCAAAAATTAATGATGATGGAAGATGCAATGCTTATACATCGTATTATGCGAGCACCGGAAAAACGTATTTTTAAAATTGATATTGGTAATATTCCGCCAAATGAAGTTGATTCATTCATGGAAACAATTATCAATAAAATGAAAAAAATTCCACATATTGATCAAGCAACAGGAAATTATAATCTTAAATTCAACTTGAATAACATGTTAGAAGATTATTATTTACCAGTTCGCGGAGGGCAATCAACTACATCAATTGATACATTGCCTGGTATGACATTCACCGGAATGGATGATATTGAATATATCAGAAACAAAATGATGGCTGCCCTTAAGATACCTAAACCATTTTTAGGATATGATGAAGGAGTAGAAGGTAAAACTACATTAGCATCAATGGATATTCGTTTTGCAAGAACAATTGAACGCATTCAAAAAATTGTTTGTTCTGAATTAACTAAGATTGCAATCGTGCATTTATATGCTCAAGGATTTGAAGGCGCAGATTTAGTTGGCTTTCAATTAGAATTAACATCGCCGTCAATTATTTATGATCAACAAAAAGTTGCATTAATGAATGAAAAAATGACATTGGCTAATGCAATGAAAGATTCAAAATTATTATCAGATCGATACATATATGAATACATCTTTAATATGTCTGAAGACCAATGGCTTCAAGAACGCAATGATGTTGTTGAAGATCTTAAACTTCGTTTCCGTCAAAATCAAATTGAACAAGAAGGAAATGATCCAGCAGTAACCGGAGTGTCATTTGGTACGCCACACGATTTAGCAACGGTTCATATGTCAAGCACCGAAGTTGAACAAAAAGATAAAGGCGGCCGCCCACCTGAGGGAATCAAACCAGAACAACATAAAAATGCAATGGGCTGGGATCCGACAGGTAAAAAAGAATTGAAACAAGCATTCAATGCTGATAATCAATCAACTACATTTACACCAGATGCTAGATGGGATAGAGCTGTTAGACCAGTTGCTACAGAAAACCACAATATACTAAAATATCTAAAAAATAAACAGCCTGCAATGTTATTAGAATCTTTGAAATCAAATAAATTAAGTCGTCAGGATCAAGATACGGGTACTATATTGGACGAAAACAACATTTTGTAAGAAACATTATATTTATATTAAATAAAAAACGGTCGAAACCTTATGAAAAAATTAAAACATTCAAAATATAAGAATACCGGTATTCTTTTTGAAATGTTAGTGCGTAAATTAACTTCAGAAACGTTGTCTTCAAATAAAACTGTAACAGTTGATATAATTAAAAAATATTTCGGAAAAAATACAGAATTATCAAAAGAATTACAACTCTATAACGCATTATTAAAAGAACAATTCAAAAGTGAAGCACAAGGATTAGATTATATCCGCACAGTAAAATCAGCACATGATAAATTAAATCAAAGTGTTTTGAAACGTCAACGCTATAATTTAGTTAAAGAAATTTCAGAAAAATTCGTATTTTCGAATATGTCTAAAATTCATATTTCAAATTATAAACCTTTAGCTTCAATATACATGATTTTTGAATATGAAGAAACATCTAATCCAAAACAACTTTTAGAATGTAAAAATGTTATTCTTCAAAATGGAATCATTACTGAAAAGAAACAAATTGAAAAAGATCCAGTACTTGAAAATTTTGAATCACAGCCAAAGGACATTCGTTTATTAACATATAAATTAATGATTGATAAATTTAATGAAAAATATTCAAAAAATTTAGATGAATCACAAAAACAACTTTTAAACAAGTATATTACCAATGTTAATGATACTGCTGCTTTAAAAGAATATGTACAAACTGTTATTCCACGTATTAAAAAAGATTTAGCTTCACAAGCAAAACAAATTACCGATAAAGCAACACAGATCAAAGTACAAAAACTTTCTGAAATGTTATGTACTGTTGAAAATATGAAAACAATCAAAGAATCTCATATACTTTCTTTGTTACGTTATTTTGATTTAGTTCGTGAGTTAAAGGAGATGCATTAATGAAGTCATTCTTAAAAGAGATTGAAAGCAAGTTTATAGAACTTGAAAATAATTATTGCGATGCGTGTGATCGTCCGGCAGACCAATGTATATGCAATGAAGAGGAAATTGCTGAGATTAGTACTTCAGCCGCAGCTGGTTCATATAATACACCAAAAGCATTTAGTAAAACAGGTGCCGAAGATGATACAGTTGAAGTATTAGGAATGAAACGTGTTAAGGAATCTATCAATACACCTCCATCATTTAAATGGAAAGAAACGGGATATCAAAAACCTGAATCTGACGAAGAAATTTTTAATGATAAATTTCCTTTTGCAGTCGATGACAAATATTGGTGGCAAAATGATAATAATGAATATCCTACTCGTTTTTATAAAGATGGCATGGGAACGAATAATATAAAAGATAAAACAACACGCATAGGAAATCTACCAGATACAGCAATGCCTGTTAAAAAAACAAAAAATTATTTGCAAGTTCAAGAAGCAATGGATCGCAAGTACGAACAACTTATTGAATCATATAGAACATTTGTAACTGGAGATTCTAAAACTACTCCAGAACAAAAAGTTAAAAATACAATCAAAGAAGTAGCTAAAAAACTTCAAGAAATTGAAACGTTAGTTAATCATACTTCTAGATTGAAAACAGAATCTGGTTTGTCTAGAACAAATATAGGTTCATCGGCAGATAAAGCATTAGTAAAAATAGCAGAACGATTAACAAAAATATCAGAGCGAGTAAGATCATTAGGGGAGTAATATGTCAAAACAACTAATCGTAGAATATATGCCATTTAAGCCTGTTAACTCATTGAATGAGAATAGTGGTGCTGCATATGGAATACCGGGTGGTTTTGTAGTGCAAGGGGTTTTACAAAGAGCTGGAGCTAAAAATCAAAACGGCCGCGTTTATCCAAAACAAATTTTAGAAAGAGAATGCCGTCGTTATCAACAAGAATATATCGATCAACATAGAGCTTTAGGTGAATTAGATCACCCAGAATCGTCAATTGTTAACTTAAACAACGTATCGCATAACATTTTAAAAATTTGGTGGAATGGTGATGATTTGTTAGGAGCAGTTCAAATTTTAGAAACCCCATCAGGTAAAATTCTTAAAGAATTATTTAAAGCTGGCATCACATTAGGTATTTCATCTCGTGGTTTAGGATCTGTTAAAGAATTACGT